ATCTCCACCAGTTTTCCGACAAAGGGAAAGACGCCCGTCTCGTCGCGCAGTTGCGTCAGCCCGCGCAATTCCGAACCGATGATAAAACCATCGACACCACCCGCTACCGCCGCCAGATGAGCATAATGCAGCACCAGCCGCCGATACCCCTCATCCTCCGCGCCTGCATAGGCCACCACTGTCCCCTCGATGGCAAAATCCCCCACCGCGGCCGCGCCGCAAAAGGCATTGATCGCCGCCCGCGCCGCCGCCGCCCGGTCGGGACTGCCCAACCGCCCCGGGGCCGGATGGCAGGTGATCCGCCCGCGCCAGGGATAGACCGCCTGCTCCGCCCCGCCATGCGGGTCCGGCAGGCCGTTGCCGGCAGGCACGTCCATCATCAGGAACGGATAGAGAAAAACCTTCAGCCCCCGCGCCTTCAGGTCGGCGATGGCCGCCACCACGCCGGCATCGTTCGGCGTGCCGCCATAGGCCGGGCCGCCATTGCTGGTGCTGATCAGGTGCGCATCCGCCCGGGCAATGCCGGAAACCACCCACGGCACGCTTTCCTCCTCGCGCCCCAGCGTTTCGACACCGGGCACGATCCGGCAGTCCCCGGCCCTGAGATCCGTGCCGAACCAGGACACGACCAGCGCCACGCTTTCGAGGTTCGGGCACACCGCCGTCAGTTCGTCGATCGAAGCCGCCCAGTCGGTGCCGTGCGACAGCACATGCCGGTTCATGATCCGCGCGCTGCCTTCACCGATCTTTTCCGTCACCGGCACCGTGCTGTAGCCGTGCTCCGTCGAGCCGGGGATCACCGTCACCGCCCGCACCTGCGCCTCCAGCCGTCCGACGGTGCGCAGCACCTCGAACTGCAGGAGCGGGATACGGTTGCCGAAATCGTCGAGCGGCAGCCGTTCGAACACCACATAGGCCAGCCCGCGATAGGCCGGCGCATTGCCGGTCCCCTGCTTCGCCTCGATCAGCGGATCGGGCATCTGCGTCATTGTTCCGAAATATACACGCATCTCGATCTGCGTCAGGTCGATTTCCCGGCCATCGGCCCAGACCCGGCGCACGCCGGCAATCGGCCCCTCGCACAGCCCCACGGCCAGATTGCCGAGATAGCTGAAGGTCTCGACCTTCGGCCCGCTCGCCTTGCCGCCGGCCCGCTCGACGGTGACGTCCTCCTCGAAGCGCGTCGCCCAGATCAGCGTGCCGCCGATGCGTGCCGTGCCGTAAAGCCGATTGATCGCCGTCCCGTCGTCCGCACCGGGAATCCGCGCCGTCGACAGCCGCGCGCCGGAAATCGTCCGCGTCCCGTTGATCAGCGCCCGGTCGACGACATTGCCCGCCAGCGCCCCCGCCGCCCGGCCGATGACCGCGCCGACCGGCCCGAACACCCCGCCCAGGGCCGCCCCTGCCGCCTGAAACAAGATCGTCGCCATCACCCACCCCGCTTTTTTCCGAAATCACCCGGCGAAAACCGCCATCCTCGTCCCGACCCGCAGCAACCGCCAGGGTCAACCTGGCCATGCCCTTCATCCCCACCGCTTCCGCACGGGCCACGCCATCCCCTATTCTCGCTCTCCGCGGACAGGTCAGCTGCATGTCAGACGGGAGAGCGCCACCCACCCCTTCTCCCCGGCGGGGGGAAGGTCCCGGCAGGGGGATGAGGGGGCGCCACAACGGAAACATTGTCCGACCTCATCATCCACCCACCACCGGAAACCGAAACGCCGCCACCACCTTCCGCCGCCAGGCCGGCACCAGCGGCGAACGGATCACCGCCGCCTGCTCATAGGCATGGATGAACCGCCCGCCGTGACACAGGATGCCGACATGTTTCGCCGCACAGCCGGCCCGCCAGCGGAACACCAGCACATCCCCCGGCAAGGCAGCATCCACCGAACCCACCGGCAGAAAATGCCGCCCGGCTGCGGACAAGAGCCGCTCCTCGCCGCCACGCTCCGCCCAATCGGGCGCATAAGCCGGCGGCGCCTCCGGTTCACCGCCATAGATCTCCCGCCAGACGCCGCGGACCAGCCCGAGACAATCGCAGCCGACGCCCTTCAGCGACGCCTGGTGCCGATAGGGCGTACCGATCCATCCTTCGGCAGCAGCGACAACCCGCTCCCCGATCCCGGCCGTCATTCGAACAGCGCCCTTCCGTCGTGCACTGTCTCGCCATCCGCATAGGAATAGGCGAAGTCCGAGCCGGGAATATGCGGAAACCCCCGAAAATTGATGGTGTTCGAAAACTTCGCCCTGCAGGTCGAAAACGCCTTGTCGCAACCGGCAACGATGGCAAACGCATCGCCCACCTCTGGCAGCCGCGCCATCGGCAGCCAGAGTACAAGATCCACCGCAGCCCCATCCACCACATGCCCGTCTATATCGACGGACATCCCGACATGCCTGCCGCTGGTAAACGTCAGCACCCCATAGCGAAAAAACCCCGCCGCAAAACCGGAAAGCCCACCGACGCGCAGATGCGTCGCATCCGCCACCGAAAGAATGTCGCCGGTTCCCCGATAGGCACCCGAGGCAAGGTTGACGCCGCAACGCCCATCCCCCAGCGTCGCATCGCAGCGCCGCCCGAAAAGCCGCCCCTGATCGCGCCCGAGCCGATGGGTGAAACTGCGCAATTCGGCACGGAAATCGCCGGCCGTGCGCGTCACCTCGCCGATCTCCTGCACCCTCAGGAGCATGTGCTCGTCCACCGCCGCCCAGTTGACGAGGAACACCTCCACCCGCGCCCCGTCGTAGCGCCCGTCGATCAGGTCCTCCTCGCGGATGGCCGCACTGGAAAAACCACCCGCGACATCGCTCGCCTCCACCGAAAGCCCGGCCGCCTGCTGCGTCTCGCTGGCGGCAAACCCCGTCGCCGCCGCAAAAAGCGTGCCCCCGAAAACAAGATCGTGATCGTGCTCGGTAAAACCGAGCACCGTCCCGTCGCGCCGCGTCACCCGCCAGGCATGGCAGACGGTCGTCGCGCCGCCGTCGAGATGCGCCTTCAGTCCGGCCGGAATCGTCCTCATGGCATCACCTCGATCAGCGGAATCGTCGGTATCCGGCCGGCATCGAAGGCTTGCAGGTTGATGTCGATCCGGTCGGTGGCAAAGCGCACCGGCACGTCGAAAGAAAACCCCGCCGTCACCACCGCCCCGCTTCCCGGCACGAAACCGGGTGCAAACGTCACGATCCCCGTCACTGGATCGCATGTCGCCCCATCAGCCGCGACCCCGTCCACCGCGACCAACACGCTGCCGGCCACCGGCTTGGCAATCACCCGGCGAAAACTTCCGCCGGCATCGCCATAGGTCTTGGCAAGCTGAAACGCCGTCGTCGTCCCGTCGCCCGTGCCGATCACCTGGTCCAGCGCCCCCGCCGCCTCGCCCGGCGGCCCCGAGCCGTGATCGAACGGATCGCGAAAACGAAATCCGTTCAGTTCTCCGCCCCGCGCCTCGAAAAAGGCCAGCACCTCGTAGAGATCGGCGATCGAGCGCACGCCCGAGCCGGCATCGTAGTTGCGGCGCCCTCCCCGCCGCGGGGGGGTGCGGCCTCCCGGGCCGTTGGGACAGTTTGCCGATTCCGGTCCGCCTCACGGACCCGCCGCTGGTCGTCAGCGACAGCCGCAACGGAAACCGCGCCTCATGAAACCCCATGACCGTCTCCTTGTTCAAAACCAGCCGCCCACAGGACGATCGGACAAGAAACGGCAGGCGTGCCGTTTCCTCTTCTCCCCCGCGGGGAGAAGGTGGCCCGAAGGGTCGGATGAGGGGGGCCAAACCCACAGATTTTACCGTGTGGCACCCCCCTCATCCCGCTGCCGCGACCTTCTCCCCGCCGGGGAGAAGGGGGAGACGGCCCCCACTATGTCCCACCCTCAAAGCCCGCGCTGCCCGCGCCCCACCGTCCGCGCCAACATCGCCGAAAGCTGCCCCTCGCTCTTGCGAAAGCTCGCCGCATCCGGCGTCGTCACGTTGAACACCACCTGCGGTGCCGCAGGCCGGCCCTGCATCGCCACGCCCAAAGCACCGTCGCTGCCGCGCTTCAGCGGCAGGATCGCCTCGGCCCCCGCCTCGCCCATCAGCCCGCGCCCGCCGCCCATGGCGAAGTAGGTCGGCTCCGCCACCACCCCGCCATCGGCAAACGCCGTCACCCGCCCCGGCACTCCGCCGTCGGCAAAAGCGAAAATCGAACCCAGCTGCCCGGCCAGCCCGCCCACCGCCTGGCCGATCAGCCCTTCCAGCGGCTTCATTCCGACGGAAAGGGCGATATCGGCCAGCCGCGTGCCCACCGTGCGCAACACGTCCTCCAGGCTGCGGCTGCCGCTTGCGGCAGACCGCAAGGCGCCCGTCAGCACCGAGCCGAAGGATCGCGACCGCCCCTCGAGATCGGTCAGCACCTCCTTCAGCGCCGCCGCCTGCTCCGTCATGCCGGCCAGGGTGTCTTCATTCTCGTCCATGATCTCGCCTTTCAACGCCTACCTCGCCGTCCTCGCGGCCATCCGGAAACGCCCGCATCAGCGCCTCCAGACTTTCCCGCCGCAGGCTCTGTCCCTGCCCGCGCAAACCGCCGATGGCGGCATGGAATTCGCGCGGCGTCATCGCCCAGAAAACCCGCGGCTCCAGCCGCAACAGGCAAAGCCCGGCATGCAGCGCCTCGTCCCAGGGAAAGGGACGCACCGCCGCGCCGGTGCTCACGCCCGCTGCGGCGCCGAAGGGCGCGTTTCGCCCTCGCCCCCCAGGAAGGTCGCCGCCAGCAGATCGCGAACGATCGCCGCCGAACCGGTGATGCCGCCCTCGATGCCGGCGCCGGCCACGTCCTCGTCGGAAAACACGTTGCCGCCGCCACGCAGGCCGGCCCCGATGATGCGGATCATGTCCGCCGCCCTGAGCCGCCCGTTGGCAAACCGCGCCCCCAGCGCTCCGAGATCGTCGGCGGCAAACGCCGTCTCCAGCTCGGCCAGCGCACCCAGCGTCAGGCAGAGAATGCGCCGCTCCCCGTCGATAACCGCCTCGACCTCGCCGCGATGGCGGTTCGCCCGCCCGTCCGTGCCGCGCCCTGCCATCACACGGCCCCGAAGGCGAGCGCGCCGGCCGATTCCAGCGCCAGTTCGAACTGCACTTCGCCATTGTGCTGGCCGGCATATTCCAGCGCGGCGATCTGGAAAGGCCCCGTCACCGTGCCGAAATCGGGAATGACAACCTGCCAGGTCAGGATGGCGCCGTCGAAAAACGCCGTCCGCACCACCGCATCGGATGCCTGGTCCTTGAAAATCCCGCCGCCGGACAACGAGGCCCGCTGCATGCCCGCCCCGGCCAGCAGCTCCCGCCAGCGCCCGGCACTTTCCGCGTCGGTGATGTCCACCGTCTCCGCATTAAAACCCAGCCGCTTCGACCGCAGCCCGGCGACCGTCACATAACCGCTGCCGTTGTGGACCTTCAAAAGCAGGTCCTTGCCCTTCTGTGCCACCATCTTCCGCTCCTTGCGCAAATTCCCGTCGCGACACGGGCAAATCGCCCGGCCGCGCATTTCCCCAAGCACGCAATCCATGGTAGGAGCGCCGGTCAGCCCTCCTCGAACCGTTCCCCATGCCGACATCCGAAACCCGCCGCGCGGCAAAAACCGTCGCCGTCCTCGCCGTCACCCAGCTTGTTGGCTGGGGCACGACGTTCGACATGCTCGGCGTGCTCGGGCGCGTCATCGCCCCCGAACTCGGGCTCGCCAACGAAATCGTCTTTCTCGGCCTGTCGATCATGATGCTGATCAGCGCGCTCGCCGGCCCGAAGACCGGCCGCCTGCTCGACCGCTACGGCGCTTCGAAAGTGCTCGCCGCCGGCTCGGTGATCTTTGCCGCCGGTCTGCTGCTGCTCGCCGCATCCCACGGACTGGTTCTCTATATCGCCGCCTGGTGCGTCATCGGCCTCGGCGGTGCGCTCGGACTGTCGGCGCCGGCATTCACCGCCGTCGTCGAGCGCGAAGGCCAACGCTCCGGCCGCATCATCGCCATCCTCATGCTGTTCACCGGCCTCTCGAGCGCGACGTTCTGGCCGCTGCTCGACTGGCTGCAATCGCTGATCGGCTGGCGCCTCACCTTCGTGCTGACGGCATCCGTCCATCTGCTGGTGTGCCTGCCGCTGCATCTATTCGCCTTGCCGCGCCCGGTCGCTTCCGCCGAACGCACCGAGACCACCGAACGCGCGCCGCTGGTCCTGACGCCCCTTGGGCGGATCTACGCCTTCTCCCTGATCGCCGCCTCGACCATGCTCGCCAGTGGGCGGTCGCCCTGCCCGGGCTCGCGGCTCGCCGCCTGCTTCGTTGTTGGTGTTTCGGGGCCCCGCGTCGCCCCCGTTGCCGGCCCCCGGCTCCGCCCCCCGGTGCACCCCCCGCGCTATGCCGCCCGGCACCCCGCCCGCCTCTCGCTGCCGCAGACCCTCGCCAGCGCCGCCGCACCGGTGATCTTCACCGGCATCCTCGACCGCGCCGGCCTGCCCGCCCTGCTCGTCACCGCTTCCATATTGGCAGCGCTCTCGTTTTTCTTCGTCATCCTGCTCGCCCTCTTCATCCGCGGACGCAGAGCCTGACATTCACTCGGTCACCGCCCGAAACACCATCTCGACCCCATGCTTCCGGGTCTTCGGCATCCTCCTGGCCCGGGTCGAGCGATGCAGAAGGTTCACCAGCACCGTTCCCACCAGCGAAAGGTCCGCATCATGCAACAGCCGATGCACATGGCCGGCGATCACCTGCGCCTCCCGCTGCCCCTGGCCGGACGACCAGATTTCCAAGGTCAGCAAATGTTCCTCGCCGACCTCCGTCGAGGTCGAAAAATCGTCGCTCTGCAAAGCGGCAATCACCAGATAGGGCATCGCCGTGCGCGTCAGCAGCCGGTCATGGATGCCGTCCGCGCCGATCAGCACCACCAGCTCCGCATCACCGAGAAGCCGCGCCGTCACCGCCTGCAGCAAGGCATTGGCCGCCGTCATCGTCCTTCCTCCTCGCAATGGCAGACGAGATAGCGCCGCGTCTCGTCAGGATCGCTCACCGCTTTGACGGCAAACAGCCGCGCACCCTTGCGCAGCCGCATACCGGCCGCGATATCCGTGCGGAAACGCATCCAGATGCGATGCGTCAGCGTCGCCGTCTCCGCACCCGCCGCCTCCCGCACCATGTGGCCTGCCGGCTCGATCATCGCCCAGAATGCCGCCACGCCTTCATAACTCACCTCCGCGCCGCCCTGCCCGTCCGGCAAGGCGACCGGCGCCTCCAGCTCCAGCCGCGCCGTGAATTGCCCCGGATCGATAAAACTCACCGGCATGGTCAGAGCCTCCGCAGCAGATACGGCGCCACCAGCAGCTCATAACCCGCCGACACCGAGGCCGGCTGGCTATCCGGCGGCACGACGCCGCGATAGGCAAACATATGCGCCACATGCAGTAGCATCGCCCGCCGCAGCGTATCCGGCACCTCCACCGCCGCATCGCCGAAACCGGCGACGAAATCGATCTCGATGCCGTTCACCGCCCGCGCCGTCTTCACACACTGATTCAACACAAGCCGCGCCGGCCGCCCGCCGCCATCCAGCACATGCCCATCGAGCGGCACATCCAACGCCGCCCCGCCTTCATCATAAACCACAACGGTTTCAACCGATTGCACCGGCCCCCTGGCAATCCGGATCACCCCGTCGACTGGCCAGTCGTCGAGATAGAGCCGCCAGGCCTGGCTGAGCATCAAAAGCCCGGTGCACCGCTCCAGATGCTCGCGCGCCACTTTAACCAGCGCGCCCAGCAACACATCCTCGTCATCGCCATCGAGCCGCAGATGCGCCTTCACCTCGGCAAGCGTCACCGGCTCCGCCACCGGCGGGGCAATCAGGGCATAGGTCATAGATATCTCCAATCGACGGGACGATTTTCCGGCGCCTTCCCCTTCTCCCCAGCGGGGAGAAGGTGGCCCGAAGGGTCGGATGAGGGGGAGCCAAACAGACAGGTCGTGCCATGTGGCGCCCCCTCATCCCGCTGCCGCGCGCCCCCAGGGGAGAAGGGGCCAGACAGCACCCTCCCATTTCCCCTGCGAAGGTTCCGCATCAGGCCTGCAGGGGCAACGCCCCCTCAGCTCACCGCAAACTTCATCAGCTTGATCGCCTCGAAATTCTGCACCCCGCCGCCGACACGCTTGGTGGTGTAGAACAGCACATAGGGTTTCGCCGAATAGGGATCGCGCAGCACCCGCACCCCCATGCGGTCGACCACCAAATACCCCGCCCGGAAATCGCCGAAAGCGATCGAGAGCGAATTCGCGCCGATATCCGGCATGTCTTCGGCTTCGGCGATCGGGAAGCCCATCAGCGATGCCGGCTGGCCGGCCGATGCCGGCGGGCGCCAGAGATAGTTGCCGTCGGCATCCTTGAACTTGCGGATCTCGCCCTGCGTCTTGCGGTTCATCAGGAAGTGGGCGTTCTGCCGGTGCCCCGCCTTCACCGCATAGATCGTGTCGATCAGCGCGTCGGACGGCCCGGTGGACTTGAAGGCACCGGCCGCCCCCGAGGCGATGTAACCGATATTGCCCCACGTCCAGCTTGCCTCGGCAACCGTCGTATAGGAGAGAATGCCCTTCGGCTTGTTGGTGCCGTCGCCGGCGGTGAAGGCCGTGCCCTCCTGCTCGGCGAAGACGATGTCCACCTCGCCGGAAATCCACGCCTCGATATCGACCGCCGCATCGTCGAGCAGCGCCTGCGTCGCCGCCGGCATGGCGTAGAGTTCCATTGTCGGGAAGGAGAGTTCGGAAAGCTGCGGCGTCGCCGTCTGCGGCCGCGAGGCCGTTTCCGCCACCCAGCCCGCCGTCAGCCCGGCCGGCGAGAACGGCTTCTTCAGCACCGCGCCGGAAACCTGCCGCACCGTCGCCAGCGAACGGATCGGCGAAACGACGGACAGCCTGCGGCCGATTTCCGTATCGGTTTCCGGCGGCACCAGGTATCCACCGTCCGCGCCCGTGCCGGCGGAAAACGCCTTGGCCTCCAGCTCGCGCAGGCCCGCCTCGTCACCGCGGCGGATATAGGCGTCGAAAGCCGCCTTGTGTTCCGTGGCCTCCGGCGAAGGACCGTCCGGCCGCCCCAGCGCCGGCCGCGCCTTCTTCAGCACCAACTGGTCGAGCGCCTTCTTCTGCTCGTCCATCGCACGGTTGATGCGGTCCATCTTGTCGCGCGTCACCACGTCGGCGGTCAATTTTCGCTCGATCTCGTCGAGGCGCCGGTCGTTGACGTCCTTGAAGGCCTCGAACGCCTCCATGAAATCGTCGAAGGCGGCGTCGAGGTTTTCGGGCACCGCCTTGATTTCCGGCGCCGCGGTCTTTGCCATGTCGGTCATGAACCCATCCTTGTCTTGCTTTGCATGTTGAACATCATCCGGGCCGCCCGCCGCATGCCGCGGACGAGCTCCGTTTCCTTGTCGCGGAACCACCGCGCATTCTTCACGTTCGACACCCTGGCCGACGGCAGCATCGGAAAGGTGACGACCGAGATTTCCCAGAGGTCGGCTTCGAGGATGCGGCGCACGCCGGTCTTGGCGTCGGTGCGCGCCTTCACCGTCTGGAAGCCGATCGACAACCCGTCGAGCGCGCCGTTCTTCATCAGCTGGTGCACCTCGCGGGCGCGGGCGACGCCGCCCGACAACACCCCCTCGACATAAAGCCCGCGCGCATCCTCGCGGATGAGGGTCCAGGCGCCGATCGGCTCGGCCGGATCGTGCTGGAACAACATGCGCACGCCCTTGGCGCCACGCTCGACCAGCGAACGGGCAAAAGCGCCACGCTCGATGGCATCCTTGCCGAGATCGATCTCGCCGAAGACGCTGGCATAACCGGAAAAGGCGCCGTCGCCGGTCACGCCCTTGAGCGCCAGGTTGGCGAAACGGGTCGTCACGGGTCGCAGCCCGCGGTAAGCGTTCCTCATGGAAGTCTCCTGAATGATCGGATGTTTTGGCCGGCGCCCTGTCACGCCGGATGCACCTCACCGGCGGCGAGGTCGGCCCGTCACCGCTCCCGCGGCGGCGCACCGTAGCGCTCCGCCAGCCGCGCCAGAATGCCGAGCCCCCACCAGGCCGTCAGACTGGCCGCCGCCGAGCCAGCCAGCATCGTCTCGAAGGCCGAGAGGTTCGCCGCCACCTCCAGCCGCTCGGCAAGCCAGACACCCGCCGGCCCGCCAAAAATCAGCCCGCAGGCCAGCCCGGTGAAAAAACGCCCCGCCGCCTCGCGCCGGCTTTTCGGCAGAAGATAGACAAGCGACACCGCCGCCCCCGCGGACGCCCCGACGGCACGCGCCGCCCAGAGCCCCGGGTCGTTCCCGAACTCAGCCATTTGTTAAGCACTTTCGGATAAAACAATTCCAGCAAAAGTGCGTAGCGGTTTTGCGTCTGGAATTGTGGAGAAAAAAGAGAGGAGCGTTTTCGCGTTTCAGAGAAAAGCGGAAATGCTCCGGCTGATGGAAATCCGGCCGCGGGCCGGCACACCGAGAAGACCCGGCATCTCTCAAGTCACTTGAAGAACGCCGTTTTCCGGAATCTTCCGAATCCCTTGCGGGAAAGCCTTCGCAGGTTGAGTCAACGACTTCACAAGTTGAGTCGGATTTTCACGGACGGCGCTTCAAACCGTTCGAGGAAACCCTTGTTTTTCAAGTGTTCCAATACCCAGAAAAGATAGTTGAGCGTCAATCCTCCGGCATTCCCTCGTAATCGGCATCCGGCGCAACCTCCGTCGCCGGGTCGTGCTGGCGCCCATGCTTGATGGCGGATATCTCGATGAGATCGTCATCGACACGATAATCGACCACATAAGCGCCGACGACAAAACGCCTGCGTCCGGCCAGGGGCAACACGGCCGCCCCCGCATTCGGATAGGCCTGAAGCGTCCGGAAAGCAGCCTGGAACTGCCGCATGATCACCTCTGCCGCCCGCGCATCGAACTGCGCGATGTAGGCGCGTTCCCGCCGAAGATAGCGGCTCGCCTTTTTCGAAAAGATCAGCCTCATTCGGCGGCATCAGGGCGCGCCGGCGCCACAAGTTCCCGCATCAGTGCCTCGCCATCTTCATACTCTCCGTTGCGGATCTGCTCCTCGCCCTCCAGCACGTCGAGGATATCGCGGCCCTCCGCCATCAGATAATACTTCAACGCCCGCACCATCACCCAGCTGCGCGTCCGTTCGCTCGCCTCGGCGATCGTCTCGATATCGGCGAGAATATCCACCGGCAGCCGGAGCGTGATCGGATCGGATAGAACGGGCTTGGACATGACGGAACTCCTTCTTTGTAATACACCGTATTACAAACCGCGCCCCGCCTCAATATCCCACCGCCCGCCGCTTCTCTTCCTCGGTCAGAAACGCTGCCGACCCGATGCGGCTCCACAGCGCATCGCGCTCCACGGCAAGCCCGGCAATCCGGTCGAGATCCGGCTCGAACCGCAGGCCATTGCCGAAAACGGGCGCCAGCCAGCCGGAAAAACTTGCCGCCGTGCGCTGGATCAGGGGCAGCACCGTCAGCCGATAAAAGGCCCGGTTGGCCTCCTGGTAATTGGCATAGGTATTGTCGCCGGGAATCCCCACCAGCATCGGCGGCACCCCGAAGGCGAGCGCGATGTCGCGGGCGGCGCCGTTGCGCGCCTCGATGAAATCCATGTCCTTCGGCGAAAGTCCCATCGATTTCCAGTCGAGCCCGCCTTCCAGCAGCATCGGCCGCCCGGCCCGCACCGCGCCAGTGTACCCCTCCTCCAGTTCCAGTTTCAGCCGCTCGTACTGGTCGGCCGAAAGATTGCCGCCCTCCTTCGGTTGATAGACCAGCGCCCCGGAAGGCCGGGCGGAATTGTCGAGCAGCGCCTTGTTCCAGGTCGCCGCCGCATTGTGCAGGTCGAGCGCCACCTGCGCCGCCGCCAGCGGCGGAAAGCCGAGATGGTCGTCGAGCGGATGAAACAGTTTCAGGTGCAGCAGCGACACGCCGTCGCCATCGACGGCAAACCGCCGTCCCCGCCCGCCGGCCCGGTAGTCATAAGCCAACGGCCAGCCGTCCGCCCCCTCGACAAGGCTCACCCGGTCCGGCCGCAACAGATGCAGTTCCCGCACCGTCTCCCCCACCACCGAAGGCGCCACATAGGCATTGCCGGACAACAGGAGGTGCCCGTACAGCGCCTCGAAAAAATCCGGCCCGCCCATGCGCCCGTTCGGCCGCGCGACAAGATCGAGCATCGGATGCCCCAAAACCTCCGCCTCGCCTTCGTACAGCAGCCACGGCACGGCCGCCGCCGCCTCGGCGATCATCCTGACCGCCCGATGCGCCACCGGGTTCTTCATGACCCCCTCGCGCGCCAGCGCGCCATAGGACCGCCCCGTCCATTGCGCCCGCCCCTCGGCCGCAAACGCCGCCAATGTGGTCGCCTTGCTTTCACCCACGCGCTCACGGCCCGCCGGGCGCCGCCACGGCAGGAAAGATCGGATGTTCATGTCGGATATCCCGTTCGGTTTGCGATCCCAAAGCATGACGTGCAAAACCGCGACGCGGTTTTGCACGTCATGCAGAAAATCAGATAATGTCGAAGGCGGATCCCAGGGATCGCTGCGTCGTTACGCCGCCAGGTCGAATGCCATCTCGGCGGTAATCTTGTCCCACGGCACAAAAATTGCCCCCGCCGCGTCACGCTCGATCAACCCCGCATCAAGCAGGGCATGCACATCGGCGTGAACACCGCGGTAATCGCGCCCGAGCGCCTGCGACAGGCGGCGGATCGAGATGCGTCCCTCCTTGCGCAGCGCCCGCAGAAGCTGCCAGCGATTGGCCGTCAACACTTTCAGCAGCAGTTCCATGCTCTCGAAACCGACGACACCGCCGCGTTCGGACATATCGCCGGCATCGATTTCAGATGCCACGCAGCGGGCCTCGTCGAAGAAGCGGTCCAGACCGGTTACCTGCAGCTTGACTTCCATGCTTCCGCTCCCGTCCTCACAATCACGAACGCCGCTCAGCCAACTGTTCCTCGCGCCTCACATCCGCCTCGAAGTCGGCGATCAGCCGCTCCAGCGTGGAAAACACATAGGGCTCCTCGCGGTCACGGTAGTGCCGGTGATCACCCTTGCCGGCTTCATTGTCATAACCGACGATCCGTTCGCCAGCGCGGCCGTAGAACAGCGAATATTTCAACCCATGCGGACGCTCGGTACTCGCACCGGGCAGACGCCAGATCCGCACCTGCACGATCGCACCCGATACCAGCAGTTGTTGGGCCTGGTAGATCAATGTCGCAGGCGGCATATGTCGAAGATAGCATATGCCCGTCGCCGCATCAACCGATCCCCCGCCGCACCGCCTTGCCGGCATCATAATCCGCCGCCATGCGCAGTTCGCGGATCGGCCGCACCCGGTCGATGGAGATCTGATAATTCGGATGCGCCTTGTAGGCCGCCAGCGCCGCCTCGTCGGCGAATTCGCCGTAGACAACGAAGTCCACCTCGTTGCCGAGCTGGTCCTTCTTCACATTGGTGCCGACCTCCAGCGTCAGCGCATGCGGAATGACCGTCAGCAGCGAAAGCCCCGCCTCTATCGCCGCGCGGTCTTCGTCGCTGCGGGCGGTGAAGAAGACGATGTGACGGATCATGGCAAGCTCCTGACGATGTGATGTCGCCGCGGTTAGCATGCCCGCGCCCGCCATTCAACGCGTCGCACTGCCTCACCCCCGTCCTCGACCACCGCGCAGCGCCGCATGAAACAGCCTGCCATATCCGCCGATCTGCTCCGCCCTGTCCATGCCGTTGACGATTTTTCGCGCCCCGGCCCAATCCTCCGTCGACGCGTTGAAATAATCCGCAAGCTTGTGCCCGGTAAAGGAGCCGCGCCGCATGCCTTCGAACAGGATGGTCAGCGCCGCGTCCATCTCCATCGCCCGTTCCGGCGCGTCCACGAGGTCGATCCCAGTGATGTCGGCCATCGCCGCATAGTTTCGCCGATGGGTCAGCTGCACGAAACCGCGCCCGAGCCAGCTCTTTCCGTCCTCGTCCGGTCGCCAGTACGGCGTCTTCACCCAGGAAAGCCGCCCCTTGGCAAAAGCATCTTCCAGGATCGCCACCGCTCGTTCGTCGCTGTCGGCCAGCGTCTCGCGCACTGGTTGCATCGTCCGCGCCGTCTCGTGGTAGACGGTCGCCAGCACGTAAGCCAGCCAGCGCTCGTCCTCCGCCGCCATCGTCCGTTCCCAGCGGTCGAGAATCGCGGACATGCCTTCCACCTGCGGCTGTTTCAGCATCCCGCCAAACGGTGCCGCACGAATGTGGTCGAAGAAAAAACGCCGGTCGATCGCCATCCTGATACCCCTCCTTGCCAGGGCCGCCAAAGCTTCTGTGAAATTCAATCGATTTTAGAAAACTAAATCGTTTTAACCAGTTAGAGGGGTAATTTACTTTTCGTGAACCCTGTGGAACCAAGAGCCGCAGACGGCGTTGTTACCGCGCCAAAGCAATTCCAGCAAAAGCGCCTGGCGGTTTTGCCTGCTGAATTGCGAAAACCCGAATTGCAGAAACAATGGAGCATTTTCGCGATTTGGGAAGCGGACATGCTCTTTTGCCACGAGGAGATCAGACATCATGCAGACCCCCGCCCCGATCAGCAAGGCCCCGCAGCCCATCCCGCAGCATGTGCTCGACCGTCTCGAATCCGAATGGCGGCAGATGCGCGACAATGCGCCCCAGCCGACCGGCAATCGCTGATTTCATTCTCTCCCCTCAAACAGGGCGGACCCTTGGCTCGCCCTGTCCTTCCAGCATCAAGGCCGTCAACGCCCAGACCAGCGCATCGAGCCGATCGGGCGAACGGCCGGAAGACAGCCCTTCCGGACCGAAATCGCACATTTCATCTTTTTTCCTCTATCTCTTTGTTTTTGCTGGGCTTACGTTTTCCATTTTTCGATTGTTTTGCAAACCCTTCCTTTTCGAGGCGCATCAATGTCTGCAGCGCGGCCTTGCCGCTTGCCTTCTTGTCCTGGTTTCGGCAGTAGCGAGCGATCATCGGAATGGACATTCCAACGATGTCGGATATCTGCCCCAACTCCAGACCGGCGCGACGAAGCCGGATGACGGCGGTGCATCGCAGCCCGTGAAGGGTGACGCCTTCGAGTTCAGGAATATCGTCCCGCTGCTCTGCGAAGTGCTTGGAAAAGAGCTTGCGGGTGTATGGCTTGCCAGCCGCCCGATGAACCTCCTGCTTCAGAAATGGGCCGGTCTCCTTCGGCCAATTGTCCATTTCCTTCTGAAGCTCCGGCAGGATCGGGCAATAGACGTCGATGTTCGTCTTCTGCGTCGTATATGAGAAACCGCCCTCATCTATGTGGTCGGGACCGACCCGAACGGCATCGCTGCCGCGCATGCCCGTATAAAGGTAGAGAACCACTCCCTGTCGAACGACGCCTTTCAGCCTCTTCAATGCAATTTCGATCTGCAGCGGCGTCCAGGGTTTATGCCCGCTGCGCGCCGGCCGCGCCGATATGCCTTCAGTCAAACTGAATTCGATATGCTCGTTGATCTTGGCCCACTTTGACAAAGCCCGCATTGAAGCGAGGAAGTTATTCGCCGCGCCTGGCTTGCTGGCCATGCTGTCGAACAGCGTCTTGACGTGCTTTGGCCGCAGCCCTTTGATCTCCAGCAAGCCCCATGCCGCGCGGCCGATGCGAATGGATTGTTCGTAGAACAGGCATGTACTGACCGTCACATCCCCGGCGACACGCAAGGACATCAGCCACGCATCGACAGCCGCATCGAATGTCTGAATCGGCATATCGACAACCGCGCCTCGCGCCTTCTGGATTGCCTGCCAGAATTCAGGCGATGTGGGATCGTCGGGCAACCGGGTGCGCGGCCCTGCCGCAACGGTCCCCCTACCCTCCTGGTAATAGTAATATCGCTTGCCACGGGACGATACGGGATGGACGTTCCTGGGCAACGCGATATCGAGTGACTTCTTAGGACGCGGCATTGAGAACGCCCTTCATGTATGGGTCCGCGTCGGCCGGGAGCGTTCCGGCCGAGGGTGCCGCCGAAAGCCAGTTCTGCACATCCTGCCAGCACCAGCGGGAACTGAAGCCCATCTTGCGCGGCGGCGGAATGATTCCCTTGGCAACCCATTCGTAGACAGTCGACTCGGAAATATCGAGTTCGCGGGCCAGCGACGCGCACGACAGGAATGACGGCGGCCGGGCATGGATAATCGCCAAAACGGGATCAGATTTCCGCGCCATTTTCATATCCCTCGCTTTTTCCGGGTGCATCGAGGATCGAGCCGCAGCAGCGCCCTTGCCCCCTCTGCACTGCATTCTTCAGATCAATTCGAATGCTTTCGAGGTTGCGGGAGACGATGTCGGCGACTGTTTCGATGGCTTTGAACTCGTCACTAGCCATCGACCTTGCCTGCACGGCGAGGATCATGAGGCGGACGATATCCTCGACTGCAATGAGGTCATCTATAATGCTTGCGATGTCGTGTTGATCGCCACAAGATGTGCCCCCTGCTGCAGCCCCACCGGTCAGGGATGTTTTGAGGCGCGTAACGATTTCTGCGTTGAGCGAACGGCCGTTCTTTTCTGCTTCCGCTTTCAACTCTTGGCGCATGCCATCCGGCGTGCGCAACATGTATCGGTCGAGATATCGATGCTTTGTCATTAGACGTCTCGCGTGTTCATGCCACGGTACTCATCGGTCTGTGCCTCAAGTTGCGCCGCATTCATCTCGTCATTCATGTCGAGGGAACGTTTGGTCTTTTCGTTTCCATTGGATCGAACAGTGCCCGCTGAAGATGAAATACGATCTCAGCATTCATCGACCGATGATTGCGCTCAGCTTCCTCTTTGATTCTTTCCCTCATCCCGTCTGGAAGACGAACAATGTACTGCTCACGATCATTTCGCATACGAAACCTCATATGGGTGCAAGTTGCATTCACAAGACACTGACAGATGGAGGCTATGATTGCAAGTCGCACTCATTGCTTTTTTGAGTGCGACTTGCAATCACATGACGATGACCGACGAGACAAAGTATCCAAGCCAGTTAGCCGAACGCTTCCAAATCAGGTTGCCTGATGGAATGCGGGACCGCTTGCGAATCGAAGCTGAAAAAAGCGGCCGCTCCATGAACACCGAAATCATCACCCGATTAGAGGCATCGTTAGCCGGAGCGGTCGGGGGCGGGACCGTCGATCAGATTTTTTCGGGCACGTTGCAGCAGTTGATGTCTCGCGAAACACCCCCCTCAGCAGCGCAGCTTCGGCACCTAACGTCCAAATACGAGGAATTCAGACAATTCGAAGTTCAGCAACTTCGAGAATTTCTCGATGCGGTCGCTGACATGTGGCGCGAAGAAGACTTGCTGGGTTTGTCTTACGAGGAAAGGTATCGCCGGGCCGTTGAAAACGAAATCGCCGAACTACGTGCGCGCGCACAGCGCATGGGATACGATTTAATTGATAAGAGCGGCGAACGCCTTAGCCGAGACTAAGTGGTTTATGAACCGGCGAACATATCTCCTCCTGTGGCAGTGGCCGGCCCGGCCGCGAGATTGCGCCCGGGCCGGTTGATCATTCTCCGATATCTCGTCGGATTGCTTTGCGGGCTTCCTCTGAGGCTTGTTCGACTTCGGCCAGTATGCGGTGGACCGCACTATCGCAGCACTCAATGACGACGTTGAAGGCTGCCCTTTGAATGGGATTCAAGTCGGCAGCCATCATCATCACAGCCGTCAGTAGATCGTTCACTTCGTTGGCAGCCTGCTGAATGACGAGGACATCGGTAGTCGATGCCGCCGGCGTCGGCTGCACCTTTGGAGCTGGCCCGGCCTCGAAGCTGACGCGAACGCTGTCCAGCACCGCTTCCGTATGTTCGACAACACGGCGGAAGGCGCTGCGCTCCGATGGGCTTTCTATCGTTTCAGCCATCATGAAGAGGGAGGTGAGCATGTCGCCCGCCTCGTTCAAGCCCTCATTGGCAATGGTCAGGTCCATCATAGGTAAGCCACCGGCGCAATCATGCTGAGCGCGTCAAGACGCCCCGCAAGTGTTGGCATCCCACGTAGCAACGCTTTGGCGCTGGCGTAGCCGCTGCCATTGAACTCCCCCAGCTGGCCGACGAGGTTATCAGCATCGCTGGACATCCAGCCTTCGACACCGACGCCGCGCTGTCCCTCTTGCGCCGGCCATCCCAAGTTGGGCTCGTCATCCGTATCGCCGTCATGAGGTACATCGATAATGTCGCCGCCGTGCTCGTTTTCATCCTCGCATTCATCAAAGAGAGGATGATCCGTCAGCCCTTCGCGCCTAATGACCAATGGGATACGCGCCTTGCCCCACAACGTTTGATCGCCCTGGCTGGCCTTTGCCGTTCCTTCCGGATGCCACTCCTGCGCACCCAGGGTAGGCTCGTGATCGGCGCGGTCCTCTTCGCAATCCTCGAAGTGGTGGCATGCGACAAAACCAGTTTCGCTTTGCCCTTGCGTCCACCCAAGGGACCATTCGTCATCTGCGCCGTCCTCAAGATCGGCGTCGTCAAGCTCGCGATCAATGCCGTCAAGCGAGGACTGATGTTGCTCATAGCAGAACTGGCTGACAGTATCGCGCCATCCAAGCGACGGCTCCAACTCGCCGCCATATTCGTCGTCGGGATCATCGTCCATGGCGTCGAGCAGATCGATAAGCCGTTCGATCGATGTCGCGATGCTAACTCGGTCGTATTCGTTGACGGCAAAGAACAGCACGCCCTCGCGGCGGCTGATATCTGGCATGGGGTGCAAGGCAGCAAACGGCTGATTGAGGGGGCCGACCCCTGGCAGGAACTTGTCCATGGTTTTTCTCTCGGTTCAAACCGGCCTTCCACAGCCGGCAGACTCGCTTCCTTCCACAGAAGCTCGTCTTCTCGTCGCAGACGGTGCGACAGCCGGGAGGTGGAAACCTGCCGAGAGACAGGTCTGTGCTTTTTAAGGGTATCCCCTCTGGACAGCGGCACAGCTCCCGGCCATATTAAGCCGGTCGCAAAACGTGCCGCCAAGCACGTGCGTCAATCCCAAGAGGGATTATTCAACCGCCGCCCAACGCTGCCAGGCGTCAGGGCAATTCCTGCCAGGGAATATGCGGTTTATCTCGGTCCGGGTTTCCACACCCATCGGACATGATGATCTGATTTGCTTCATATGACAAGCGCACCCTCGCCAAAGGGTGATTGCTTGCGTCCGCATCTCACACGGAGCCTCCAATCAGGCCGCATTATGGATCGAAAGCCCCGATCAAGTCGCGGCCATCATATTGATGGCACGATGTTGCGTTCTAATTGGATTTCCGTATACGGTTGCAAACAAGAGCGTCCCGCATGACGCCACAGGTAGACAAATGAGCTATGAGCCCCGAAAAGCAGCGCAGTTGATTGCGTCACTTATCCTCAAGACCGGTGGGCAGAGCCTGAACGTCTTGAAGGCAGTCAAACTCGTGTACCTGGTTGACCGCGAAAGCATCAAACGCTTCGGCTTTCCCATTCTCGACGAGTATCGCGTCTCTATGCCGCGCGGCCCCGTCAACTCGTTAACATACAGCCACATCAATGGCGAATTCGATCTCGATGCGTGCGGCTGGTCGGAATTCCTCGAAGATCGAGCCGGTCATCTGATCGCGCTGTCCAACAGTAACGTAACCCCCGACGATCTGGACGAGTTGAGCGACGCCGATCTCGAATGCGTGAATGCCGTTTGGGAAGAATTTGGCGGCATGAACCAATGGCAGCTTGTTGAGTGGACGCACGATCCAAAAAACGTTCCGGAGTGGGAAGACCCGAACGGTGGCTCGGTTGTCATCCCGCTGCAGCGAATCCTGCATTCTGTCGGTGTTGATGATGCCGACCAGTTTGCCGAGGCGTCCAAGACGATGAAGGCAATCGATTTGGCCTTCGAGGCAGCGAAGGTTCACTAAGTGATCGCAAAGGCCGGAACGCTTCTGATCCCGTCTGGACCCAGCAACAATCCGAACCTACGGCACCTGCATGTCGTCTGCACTGATCCATGCGCTAAAGGACTTCAACTGATCCTGTCCGTCACATCGTGGACCAACAACCTATGTGACGGAACATGCATCCTCTATGCCGGCGACCATGATTGGATACAGCACCAATCGTGGATTATGTACCGTAAAGCACGGTTGGAGATGTCATCCACCCTTGAGAACGGTATTGACCTCGGGGTTTTCGTGCCTCGTAAACCGGTAAGCGCGGAGCTTTTTGACCGCATTGCGGGCGGCATTTGCGCAAGCCCGCACACCCCGCGAAAGATCAAGGCCTATTACGGTTGCTATGCTCACTGAAGGCTCTGCCTTCGGGACGTGCTGCGCCGTCGCCAAGCTTCCCACATTGTAGCCGTTCCCATCCAATCGCGAAATCAACCGGCTAACGGGGCGGAGAAGATCAGCTTGTCGCGATACATCTGTCAATAACCGCACCTTGCACCCCGGCTGGCATTGCTCCGAAAAATTGCGGGTGTATCCTCGCACGCAAACAACCGGAGTAATGCCCATGACCGCCAATACCGAAGTGGAGTTGCCCCCAAAAGACCGGACATGCTCAGGTTTGAGATTGCGAGCTTATGAACTCGCGGGGCGATTGATATCCTAAGGCGCTGTGCGGGTGAAGATTATTGTAATGCTCGAACCAGAATGGCAGTTGCGCCATGACGGTTTCGGCATCCGGGGTTGGATTCACCGCGACATAGTCGCGCTTGAAGGTTTTGACGAAGGCCTCGGCCATGCCGTTCGATTGCGGACTTCGCACCGGCGTCGTGCACGGTTCCATGCCGATGTCGCGGAGCAAGGACGCGGTCTCCTTGGCAATGAAGCAGGAGCCGTTGTCGGTGAGCCATTCGATGGGTTCCGACAGCATGTTGATGCGGCCGAAGCGGTTCTCGACAGCGGTGATCACGAGGTCCTGCACGTCCCGGCTCTTGATGCCCTCAGTGGTGGCGACATGGGCGATTGCCTCACGGTCGCAGCAGTCGAGGGCGAAGGCGACACGGACCTTCTGCTTGTTGTCGCAGCCGATCTCGAAGCCGTCGGAGCACCATCTGATGTTAGAACGTTCGACAGCGACCTGACCGTCGTGGAGGCGATCATCGACTGCTCCGGTGTGGCGCACCAGCAGCAGATTGTGCAGCTTCATGACCCGGTAAACGCGCTTGGCATTGGGCCACGAGCGCCCGTATTTCCGTGCATTCCTGCGCAGGATGGCATGGACACGCCGATAGCCGTAGGTGGGCATGTCGGCGATGATGGCCTTGATTTCTTCCACCAGTTCCCGATCCGGGAGTGGTGGCCGTCCTCTGGCTCTGGAAGGGGAGCCTGCGGCGCGCGCGGCGATATTTGACCGGGCGACACCCAGAGTTTCGCAGACGGTCTTCATCCCAAAATCCCCCTTGGCAGAGAGAGCGAGCGCAACAGATGTTTTTTTGGGCAGCCGGCGATTTCGAGAGCTTCCTTCAGGATTTCGCTCTCCATCGTCTTCTTGCCCAACAGGCGTTGCAACTCCTTCACCTGGGCCTGAAGCGCCCGGTATTCGGAAGCCGGAACGACCTCCTCCTCGGCGGCCGTCGCCGTCAGTGCCCCTTGAGACGCCAGCTTGCGCCAGGCGAACAACTGGTTCGGCTGAATGCCGTGCCGACGCGCGACGATGCTCACCGTCGCGTCCCCCTCGTAGGTCTCCTGAATGATCGCCAGCTTCTCTGCCGTGCTCCAACGTCGCCGACGTTCTGGCCCTGAGAGAACTTCCATCTTAAAATTGCTGCTAGTCATATTACCAACATTACTCCTACCACTTAGCTAAGTGGGGGAGCATGTCCGGGCCTTTCGGGGGCTAATTCACCGCCAATACCGAAGTGACCATCCGCATCTATCATCTCAACGCAGACGGCACGACGGAGGATGCCGGGATCGACTACACGCTTGCTGAACTTGGTGGCATGGTTCCATCTGTCGGCGACGTGATCCTCGACCCCGGCGTCCCGCAGGGCCTCGACCGATACAAACCCGAGAACCGCGAAATCATGGTGGTGCGTAAGCGGGTGTTCAATCCTCGCGACCTACAAAACTACATTGCGCTGATCGTGGAGGTCCGCCAGCCGGCCGCCGACGAACTGGACATGATACCGCACGGCTGACGCATCGAGATGATGAACTTGGAGGCACTTGCACCGCCCTCAGGGCCTTCCGGCGACCGCCTCACCCGAACCCGGGAAAGACCATGGACACTATCAGGCAAGCATTCTGCTCGGCATATGGCGATCTGTTGCAGATGTGCCGACCTTCGGGGCTGACGCTCGACGCGATGTTCACGCCCGACAACTTCATGCTGTTCGTATCCACGCTCCTTGGCGCCGTGGTGGGCGGCATGATTACGCTCGTCGCAAACCTGTGGTCTTCAAGCCGCCACAAGCGCGAGGCCGACAAGACAGCGCTGACGGGCGTCATGATCAAGGTCGGAACCATTCGAAGCGACGTTATCGCCACAAGGGAAGCTATCGAACGTTGCCTTGCCAGATCGAACGACCACGGCCTTACGCATCTGCAGCTTTGGCAGCGAATTGAGCCGATCATTGGAAGTCGGACAAGTGCCCATATCGATACCGCGGAGCTGACAGCTATTGTGGAAGCTCGTGAGTTCGTCCTGATGGGCAACATCATGACGTTGACGATGAAAGCAAATATCTTCTTCGAGGCGCTGGATCTTTACAGCCGGTTCAAGATGGAAATGGAAGATCTCATTCCCGATACGGAAGCCGCCGAGACCGGCGTCCTGTTTAGCCGCGCTCCACTCAAAGGCCCGACCGCAGCAAAAGCAATGAAGCTTGAATCGCTGATCACGGCGATCCGAAAACAGGAACCGGAGATTATGGCGCTGTGCGAAACCATCATTCGGGATCTGCCGATCGCGGCTCAAAAACATTTCAAGACGAAACGGTTTCTGATGATCGCTCCCGCCAGCGAAACAGACGAGGCCTGAGGCATCCTCGGGACACGTCGCTACGCTACTGGCGCAGATCATTTCTATTGTCGTTCGCGGGCTGTGGTTTGCGCTTTAGCGATCCAGCATATTCCGACAGGCGCAGCGCATCCCGAAAATCGGCCAGCGTGCCACCACACTGCTTTTGTTGCTTCAAGACTTCCGGGTCGATCCGCATGTAACCCTCGTTTATTTGCGCCTGAACGATGATGTCATTTCGCGGCCGTTTGATCTGGGCTAGAAGCATCAACCTCGACCATGCCCGCGTTGATCACGCCTGTCCTAGCCTCTCGGGCCTCCGCTTGGCGCAACCGCTCGGTTACGACGGGGTATCTCGCGACAAGCTCTCTGGTGATTTCCCGCGCGGTGCGCGCCGTCTTTTGTGCCGCGCGCTCGGCATTCGTCACACGTCCGGCAAGCTTCTCATCTGGCGATTTCATATGATGTTCTTTCCTCTATCGATTGCGTGCATCTCGCGCCGACATCCCGCCGTTCCGACCCGCATGCAGCGCCCGTTGCGGCTCGACATAAAAAGGGCCGCCAGTCGCAAAGGAGAAACGACCGACGGCCATGCAAAGCGTTCTGTCGGGGAACGCTTATGCGAAACGCTTCTGACGCTCCATGGCGCGCCGTTGCTGGCGGCTCATCCCTGCGCTCGCCGGTTGCTGAAACTCGGCCGGGCGGATCAATTCACCGGGCTCGTCGGGCCATTGATGAATAACTCGCTGCGAAATGCCGGTGCGGGAAACCTCGCTCAAGAGGATATGACCACCAACGAGGTGGATCGGCTGATTGCCCGCAATGTCGGGGATGACGATTTTCATGCGCCGCTGCGCTTCCATCAGGGGAACGCCATGTTTTACCGGATCGAAGGTGGCGGCAGTGAAATGGACTCCCGGCTCGCAACCGATTGAACGCAGCCGGGCTTCCTCGATCTCATCCGGAGCCGGAGCTTGCACATCGTCCAGCTCATCCATGTGAGCAAAGTCACCATCGCCGGAAGAATCATACCAGAACCCTGCCGGCCGGCGAAGGCGCTCCGACCAACCGGCGACAACGATCTGAATATCCTGCTGCACCTCATGAGCCAGCGACACAACAGCTTCCTCGTGCCAGAGAGCAAGGTCGCGAGCGGCCTTCGCGGCCATATGATCGAAGTCGTCGTAAATCATGGACATCTTGAAGGCGAGGTCCATGGCCGCGCGTTGCGCGCCACGCACTGCCAACACGGCGCTGATTTTCGGCATGGGGAAAGCCTTGGTTCCCATGCCGATCACCTCGCCATTCCTCGGATACACCGTCGCATCCGTCATCATGATTGCGCGGTCACGTTTAATGATTAGCCCCTGCCCGTTCATTACCTCCATAATACGTACGGCATACTTTTCCAACACGTCATACAAGTCGCGCTTGACCAACAAATCACTTTTTAGATCATGCTTCAGCTGCGATAGATTTTTCTGAAGTTTTACCTGTTTCTTCTGAAAATCTGCCAAATAATTGTTCACAGCGTATTGTGTAAGAAAGGTACATAGATGGCGCTGTGAAAGATCGACATGCATTGGCTCCCGGTTCTGACAGGCTACAAGCCCCCAAAGCTCATCGTCCACGATAATGCTAAAACTTGCACTCGCCTTTACGCCGGCATTTTTAAGGTATTGCAAATGCATGG